TTCTCTGTTTGTTTTTTCGCCAGCCTTTCTCATAAATTACCATGCAGGCTTTACACCAGGACTTTAAACCACCAATCCCTTTATCACGTTTTGAATATTCAGTTGCAGCTTTTCTCTCGTGACATTTGCTGCAAACCTTAGAAGTTAAAGCACCCCACTCATTGTAAACAGGGGCAGCAGCAGATTGCCGGATCCCTGCCTTTTTGTTTGATACAAGGCAGCTGGCACACTTTGACTGACGACCACCCCAATCATTTGAGTTTAAAGGAATCTTAGAAACCCTACGATAACAAGAAGTACACCTGCGAGAGATGAGCCTACCGGTGCGAGAAAACTGTGGTTCCAAGTTGTTAAACTCAATGACAGCCCTGCTTATGCTTTTGTCAACATCAGAACTTAAATCCATTCTTTGACGATTAAGTCCAGGGATCCCCATTAGGCCCTGGTCATCTTTTCTAATTACAGCAGATGCAACGCATTCATTCATTACAGGGCATCCCATGCAGATGAGATGCGACTCATAAACCTCGAAATCCGTGTACGAACCTGTGCCGAAAAAAATATTGGTATCAAGACCACTACAAGCAGCACGGTCATACCAATCGCTAGCATACGCTTGATTTTGGTAGTCATTAACTTGACGGCTCCGTGACTTCTTGGGTTGTGACATCTTGGTTCTTATTATATAAAAAATATTCGTCTCCGCACCACAAATGCAAACCAAGTCCCAGGTTCATTGCAGCACGTTTAAAAGCATCAGACTCAGCATGCTTTAAATTTGCACCATTGGTCCCTTGGTTATGTTCAACATCACCGGATCCCTGAACCTTGATGTCTTTACCACCAACACGAACAGTAAGAGTACCAATGCAGCCCGTAAGAGTTCCATCCTTTTGATAAATCTCTCGATCAATAGACCAATCATAGAACCCAACAACATCCAACAGACGCTGACGGATTACTCCATGGTTTACATAGGATGCGTTGGCCTTTCCTGGTTTTTGTCTTATGTACTTATCAGGGAACGGAGTAGCCAGTTCAATTAATTCATTTTCCATTTATTATCCTTTCAAGGTCGTCCTTTTTTACTAAAATTTTACGAACACCAGGCAATTCAAATCTAGGCAGCCTGCCATCAGATATCATGTCATAAACGGTAGTTTTACTGACTTTTAAGAGTTTTACAATCTCATCAACGGTAAGTAGATTATCTAAGTTGGTCAACAGATACCCCCATGACACCTACATCATGCAAGGGTAAGACGTACTGCTGGCCTTCAAATATGAAACAAACACGGTCTACTCGGTCACGAACGTAACACTTGATAAATGTAGAATTTTTGTACTCGATAACTTCCTGACTTGGATGCTTTGAGTAAATTAGATTTATTTTATCGCCCCGTTGATAGCCAAAAGAGCGGAGTGCATGTCCCGTACGTACAAAAGGGCTTAAATTAGAACTAATTTTTTTGATTGTCATAACAAAACACCCACTCCGTCTTTTTTACCAATCTACTACAAAAAGACAAAGTGGGCATTTTAGAATTAGTTTTTTTTTGCTACTCTTTTATTTCATCAGCCCAGGCAACCTGCCCAGCTTTCAAATCCTCCTCATTGATATGAACATAAGTACGCAAGAACGTCTCAGGGGTTTGACCCAAGAGAGTTGCTGACGCAGCAATTGGAACGTTTGCACGGTGCAAACCAGTAGCAACAGTATGACGAGTCGCATGGAGTCCCATGTAGCGGATCCCTGCCTGCTTACAATAACGCTTGAATGCAGACGTATAGGAATCAGGCACAACAGCTCGGCCATTACCACGATGAAATAACCATCCATCATTTGACCAAATGTCCCGGTCCTCATTGTTTGAGTTCCAGGCACGACCGTAGACCTCGCCTGAGTGGCACCGTTCCAGGTGCCTTTTTAACTCAACAGTTGATGCCACGTCAAGCGGCACTAAGCGGTTGTGGTTCTTTTTTGAGCTGGAACCGACAAAGTCTACGGAACGGCCTCCGTTTTTGACACTTTCAACTGACTTGTTAATCGAGATGATTGCAGTAGTTCCGTCAGCTGAATAACTTATATCGTCCAGCCGGATCCCTGCAAGTTCGCCTCGCCTCATGCCTGTGGTCAAGGCAAGATAAAAGAAAAAATAATCTCTGCGGATAGAGTCATTCTCTTTTATAAAAGCCAAGATGGCACGAACCTCATCAACTGAGTAAGCGTCACGATTGGTTTTAGGAATTTTGACCCTGGCCGTGGCTTTCTTTTTCATTGGATTGCTGCCCATTGCGTTAGTTTCAACAGCAAGCTCAAATAAACCACTCAAGGTCATTTGCATACGAGCAAGATACCCGTCAGACAAACCCTCGGCCTTTTTCAGTTCAAGCCAACGGTTTAACTGCACCGGCTCAATCTGTGTCATTTTTAAGTGACCCAGGATGTCAAGCCAGTGGTTATTTAGGTACATTTCGTACTTTTTAAGAGTCGATGGACGTTCCACCTTTACACGACAAGCAGGCAGCCAAACATTAAGAGCAAACTGCCTAAAAGTATGTTTATCAACAACATGCTTGATAGTTCCTTTATTTACACCATCAAGATACTCGGCAGCAGCAGCCTGGGCTTCGCCTTTTGTTTTATAAGTTCCGGACCAAACAGTCTTATTTTTTTGGTCGATTACTTCACGAACAGATGCCTGATATTTAACACCAGTCTTGGAAGTACGTTTGCGGATAGTTGACCAAGCCATTATGAACGCTCCCCAGGACAAAGAACATGTCGCCAGGACTCAACACGGTCCTGCGGACTAAACAAGTCCTCGATGTCCTCAAAACCATAGCCACACTTACAACAAGTCTCAGGACCAGCAACAGTACGGCTTTTACCATTTGAGAACCACTCAAAGAACCAGCCGTCAACTTCCTCGATTGCTGAATTCAATTTGAAATTACCAGGGTCACAAGGAACAGGCAGACAGCCAGGTGTGCATTCCTCATCATGAAACCAGTCGCCGTTTCCAGTTTGGTCATAAAGAGCAGCTCCGTGCTTACATTTAGGCAATTTAATAACTTCCCAGGACATTATGAAACCTCCTCAAACTCAACAAGACGGTAAACCTGAGCCACACGGTCAGAATTTTCTTGTCGGATTTTGTACTCAATAGCTTCAGCAAGAATTTCAAAAGTTGCAGAACCAGCAAAAGCACCAGCATGCCTCTCATGGTCTTGCGGAAACCAATATTTTACTACAAAGTTAAGACCATTAGAACGGTCCCAGGCTTCCTGACAAGCCTCAGCAATTACACCACGCTCATGACTTGAGAGCTTTACATTATGCGGTAAAGAGTCCTCAATGCTTCCCATAAGAACATTTTTAGCTTTGCCGTTTTCTAGATCGCTAAGAACTTCCTTAGCAATTGCTTGATATTCCCAAACAGAGAGCCTGACGTTATCAGGCATAGTGCTCATGATTGGATAAGTTAAATTATAAGCGTCCATTAATTACCCCCACTCATTTAATAAATTATGACAATGATGGCAGAAAACCATCTCGGCATATTCGTGGATCGGTTGCTCCAGTAAATTTTTTGAACCGCAGCTCAAACAATTTACGCTATCTTTTAATTTAGGCATTTTGTTATCTCCTTTGTTTTTAACCATGACTAATAAGACCATAAATCCAGGGCATTTGCAACTCGTTTTGGCTCAGTTTTGGCTCAGTTTCATCCGGAATTATAGGAAACCACGGAAACCACGGAAACTACGGAAACCAAATGTCGGGCTTTTCTTTCCGTTATTTCCGTTATTTCCGCCATTTCCGCTGCGTCCGGAATACCTGGGGAGAGTAGGACACCGCCGGCCTTTCGGCAAGAACTGCAATAAAAGCAGGGTTTGCTGGCCTTAACCGGGGCTGAATCAGACGATTTGGCTCCGTTTTGGCTCCGTTTCAGCTAATAACCCAATCGGTCATCATTTAAAGAACCAAACACCGTGTCATTTAGCCTGAAAAATGCTGCATTTACAGCATCAGATACGTTAAAACGAAGTACAAAATCATCGGGAGTTATTGCAAAGTTAACACCATCAATTACAGATTGCCTTGAAATTTGAGATCCCTCACCAGGTGGTGTTATTTCAATTTTTATTGCACTTGAGAGCTCCAGGCCCAAAACGGTTAATTGATTTGCATCAGACAAAGTGTCAATATTTAAGACCATTTGACTAAATCTAGGCAAAGCATCCTTGAATTTACCAAGCAAAAACGTTGCAGCAAGAGCAACATCTGAATCAGATGAATTTAATAAATTATTTCTTTCCAGATAACGCTTTAAATATTTACCTTGACTAGCCGTGTCTTGAGCAGTTTGTTGAGAACCACCTTCCCTAGTTAAATTTATAACGTTAAAAATTAAGTCATCATCAACAGGTTGATTGACCTCCAAGTAAGGAATGTCAGAACCATCATCAGAAAATATAGTCGTGGTGGCTGTTGGAAATGAACTATGTCGATTTTTAAAGTTTAGAGTGCCGTCAGAACCAGCAAAAAAACTGCCATTTTCAGACTTTTCAATTTCTTGGATCAACGATAAAACGTTAGTTGATTTGTTTATAGATTGCATTGTTGAGTTTCCGGTTTCAATAGAAGTGGTACCTGAATAAGCAACTTGAGCATTTGACAATATAGAACTAACCATAGAACCTGAATCAGTTGAGCTAACAGCCAAACTAGTGGTTTCAATGTTTGCAAGTTTTACAAAAGCATCTGAACAAGAAACTTGAACCTTTGATGTTGTTTTATTTGGATATTGAGTAACCCAATCAGTTACAAAACCACGGTAAAGATTAGTGTGGCTAGATTGTCCAGCAACAAGACAATCAACAATTACCTCAATCAATGGCTCAATGCCAGGATAATATGGACCGTTAACATTAGCCGGATTAAAACGTCCATCAGCTGAATTTTCTAACTCAATCGTTGCAGAACCTGAAACAAATGCATTCAAATCACGAGAACGACCTCTCGATATTGATACGGATTGAACATAACTAGTCACGTCAGTAAATGTTGAAGTACCGCCTAAAACGTTGTTGGAAGTTAATCGACCACGGATCGGGTCATCAAGAGTAAAAGTATTTGGAGTAAAGCCAAACCTTACACGAAGTGTAGGTGCAGCCATTAGATTATATCAAAACCGCTAAGTCTTAAATTAAGCGGACCATTACGTCTTTGAAATTTTCTTAGTTCCTCAACAATGTCACGACCAACATCAGCTCCATTAGTACCCATGCCAGCATTGACCGTAACGTTTATATTTGTCTGGCCAAGGTTGCCGCCAGCTCTCGACAACGGAATTACAGCCTCAGGTCCACGCTCACCAATTAAGGCAGTTGTAGGCTGAGATACAATACCACCCCTGGCCAATCTTGGGATGTTCGGTAAATCAGGTGGGTCAATGTCAATGCCAAAGAAACTGAAACCCAGGCCTGAATTTAAAGAATTAATAAAATCATTAATTTTGTCAATAACTTTATTAAATACAAACTTAACTCCTTCAAACACAACACCAGCTGAGGTTTTAAGCACGGTGCTTATAGTTTCTAGTAAACCTTTACCAAACTCTTTTAGTTTAGGTGCAACAAAGTCCTTGACTCTTCCGAGTCCCTCAATAATTACATCTTTAAGAACACCAATAAAATCCCAGGATCCCTTGAAAAAATCTAACAAGCCATTAAAAATTGCTTTAAAACCATCAACAGCAAGAGAAACATCGCCAGTTAAAAGACCAGTTATAACATTTACAATCCCCTGGAAAAACACCTGCAACCTTAAAAACTTATCAACCACAAAGTCAATAGCATTTGAAAAACCCTGCTGAAACCCATCACCCTTAAAAAACGCAACAAAACTGCTAAATAAATTTTTAAGGAATCCTACAGTATTCTCAACAAAGTTACGAAAAACCTCGACATTATCAAAAGCGAATCTAAAACCAGCAGCTAAAGCAGCAATCAACCCTAAGACCACCGTAAACGGGCTAAACAAGGCAGCAAAAGCCGTAGCAAGGGAAACTACAGATGCAAGCAAGATCCCTCCAATTACAACCGCTAAACCAGTAAATACAACTTTGGGGTTTTCTTTTGTAAATTTTCTTATTTTTTCAAATACAGGTGTAAGTTTCTCTTCAAGTTTTTCAAAACCAACCCTGATATTTGTTATTAAACCCAGGAATTGGTCAGAACCAATAAACTCCCGGACCGCATCACTAAAAGCCTTTACCCGGGGCTGCAATCTTTCAAATACACCTTGGGCCTTTTCAATAAACTCTAAAAGAATCGGTGCTAATTTTTGACCAATCTCAATAACAAAAACATTGATCGCTGCCCTTATTTTGTCCAGGACAAGACCAATACCACTTGCACCCTGCTCAAAAGCAACCTCAGTAGCACCAGCTGCCTCACCCGCAGCTTTAAGTTCAGCTGCAAACTTCTCAGCACCCTTACCAGTTAAGACTTGAGCAGCACCAGCAGCTTCAACAGAACCAAAGTAAGCAGCCAAAGAAACTCCATTTTTATCAGCTTCTTTTTTAATTAAGCCCAAAGCATCTGCTACGTTTCCGCCTTCAGAAATAAACGTGGCAAAATCCTTTCCACTTAACTCTTTAAATAATTTAGATACAACAGTTGTAGGCTTTGACAATTCAGCAAAAACAGCACGCAACTGAGTCGCTGCAACAGAAGTAGGAGTACCAGCAGCAGTTAATGTAGCCAAAGCAGCCGTGACATTACCAAACTCAACACCCAAACCAGCAGCAACAGGTGCAACTTGGAATAAAGACCTTGACAATTCATCAACCGTGGTTTTACCACCTTTTACAGCTGTAAAAATTTGATCAGACGCAGTACCAACATCAATGACATCAGCACCAAAAGCATTGACAACAGTAGTCAAACCATCAACAGCAGTACCCAAATCAGTAGCACCACCAACAGCTAATTTATTTGCAGTTTCTAAGAAATCAAAAACATTTCCAGGTGGCACACCAGCAGATAAAGAGTTATACAAAGATGGAATGACATCCTCCGGTAGCTTTCCAATTTCTTTTGACACTTGCAATATATCTGCGGACATTTGATCCATGGCCTCAGAACTTATACCTGGCAAAAGAGTGAAAACTTCATTCATTCCATCCTCAAAAGAACGGAACTCACCTAAGGCCTTAGTTGCAACAGCACCAGCAGCTAAACCAATACCTGCAAAAACTTTATTTATTTGACCACCTACACGGTTCATGTCCTGGCCTAGAGCGTCAAACTTCTTTCCAACAGCCCCAACTTTGCCTAAAAACTTCTTAGTGTCAGCTAAAAACTCAAACCTTAACGTTTTTTTTGTATCCGCCATTACTTACCTTTTATCGCTTTCTTTACAATTTGCTGCATTTCAGATGCATATTCCTCACCGAGTCCAGGAGTAATTTTTGCTATTGTTTTTTCAGCAACATAACCGCCAAACTTAGTGCCTTCAGGAAACCCTCCACGATTGGACCAAAAGGTGCCAATCCATTCTTTATAGACCCTGCGTCTCATTTTTTCAGCAGGATAATAAACACCGATTGTCTTTAATCTTTGCTTGCCTTCGTCATCTCTAAATGCACGGTTTACATTGCCTCGTTGAGTTTTACTCAACTCATTAGTTGCAAATCCAGGCTTTCTGTCGCCTCCGGATCCCGCAGCTAAACCAGGAATAAACTGATATTTTCTACCAAACTCAAGGTTTCTAGCAAATTTATTGGTTTTTCTTATGTCCAGGAACGCAACACGATCCGTACCACCACCAACAAAACCAGCAGATCCCCGGGCTCTTTTAGGCACGGCACGGCCTTGTTCTTTTTGTCTTAAAGCCTCAGAACGAGTGTCAGCCTCAACAGACTTAGCTAAGCCTTTATGAAACTGCCTAAATTGACTGCGGACCTCACCGGCCTGCTCCATACCTCGTAAACCTCTTAAAACATCATTCAAACCCTCAACAGCTATACCACTGCCTGCGGCTTTTTTCGTTATGCCTTTCGCCATTATTTGCCTTTTTCTTGTTCGCTTCTTTTTAAAAGCGAGTTTTGCAAACCCATAAAGAACTCGAGTGGCATGTCGGCCACTTCCACCGGATTAAGTCCAGCAGCAAGTGCAACATCACAAATTAAAGAAACAAAGTGGCCGGTAGTTAGTCCGAGGAATCATCCCCATCTAAGCCATCAATGCTTGATACTTTCTCAAGCCATTTGTCAAAATTTTCTGTAGTTCCTAAACGTTTTGATGCATGCCAACATAAATACATGAGTTCCTCAAATGCCAAATTTTGAAGTTCGGCAGCTGGACGGTTCCCAAATTTACGCTCAACAGCAACAAAGTCAATAGGACGCAAATCAAGTTCTTGCGTGGTTTCGTCTACATACACCAAAGTGAGCTGGTGTAACCCTGATGAACCTGCCACGATTAACTCGTTGCTCTCGTTATTGTGCCGGAAGTTGGCCAAGTCACTGAAGTAGTGGCAAGGTCACCTACAGCATTTCCTACAGGTACATGCTGAGTCACCAAACAATTACCTGAATAGGATGGATTAGTAGCACTTACTGAACCACTTGTAGGTTTAACAACATATGCAACATTAGTTCCTAGGATAGGAAATATAGTTGCATCGATCTCTGCCGCAGCAAAGTCACTGTTGAACTCCAAACTCAGGCTGCCTTCTTTAAGGCCTCCTTTTCTGGACCTAAAAGTCGAACCCATGGCCGTATCATCTTGCTCTTCAGCTGTGATATCTAAAGTAACAGAACGGACATGGTCAGATAAGTCTACTGAATTGATTGTCACAGACGCATCTGTGAAAACAAAAGTAGCCATAATATTATCCTTTTCTTTTTGCTTACCTATATGGTACTGAACAGATCCCTTATTTTTGGATAGTGGCCTAGCAAAAAAAATAAAAATGAACTTACAGAAATTAAATCAATATATTGCTCTATACAGGCCATTTAGAGCCTTTCTAAGAGCTTTGAACTATCCCTAGGCCCAACGGTAGCCTGGACATTAAATATGCCTTAAACGGCAACGTGCGGCCTCTTAGGCATTAAATCTCTTTATTAGCTAACCATTTGTAAAATTTTATGTGCAAGCCATCAGTCCACCAGTAAAACTCCCAGCAGACCTCATAAAAAAACATGAGTGTGACTTGTAAGTAAATTTTAAATTTTATTTTAATGAATAAGGTTAAATTTTTTATCATCATTAGGTCCTTTCCAACACGCAGCAGACTCAGACCAATGGTCCCAGCCTTGTGGTGTTTGATATTTTAAAAACGCAGCAAAGTGCGTGGATAGATGAGGGTCAAAAGCTGACCCTTCAGTTTGTAATTTGTATGAAACCCAGTTCCAGGTTTTATCAATGAACTGCCATAAACCCTTTGCGGTAGAAGTTGGGTTCTTAGCTGACGGGATCCCCCAACTTTCACAACCAATAATTTTGTATGCGGTCAAATGGTCACTTGGCTCAAAATGGGATACAACAAGGTCAGACCATTCAAAGCCAAGCTCCCAAACTTGGGAATATTGCTGGCAATGCTGATATTCAGCGACATCAGACATCGATGCTGGCATGCTTAAAGTGCAAGCAAACAATAGGGCTACCAAAAACCTCCTAGGTCAATCTCTAAAGCCGATAGTTAAAAGCCAAAGAGTTATCGAAATAATAATCGCTATTCCAACTATATCCTTAGCGGCTCCAGTTAACGTGAGCCAAGCAATAAAAAAACCAAGAAGTGTAAAAGTTTGAGCCAGGGTCTCTTTTAATATTGACTTAAGCCAATTAAAAGACTTTCCTAACCAGGCAAACTTAAAAACACCTTTAGTTATATTTATTATTTTTTTAATCATAATCTCCTCCTATATGGTACCACACTGGCCGATACGATTTGAGATGCAATAATTACAGGAACGACAACCTCCTGGCTTTTTTCTTTTTGCTGCAACGTCATACCTTGGTCTAGTGCAGAAAAACTAATTTCTTGGAAATCTACCTCAAAAATAACGGTCGGATTTGCAAGAAACTCCTCTGTTTGATATTCAACAACAGCATCGGCAACGTTGTAATCCTCAACGTCCGAGTTCTCTTCAGACGCAGCACGCTCAACATAAGAATCTACAGCAGCTGCAACAGCCTCATCCTCTTGAACATTTGCAGCCAAAACAGCAACATCGTCTGAATCATCAAGCCCCAGGACTTCCGCAACAGTCTCAACTTGCTCCTCATCAAGCTCCTCAACATCATCGATCGCTGACTCAACAACAGCAGCAACAACCGTGACCTGCTCATCAGATAACTCTTCCAGGCCAACCTCAACAACGTCCTCAATAATTTCAACTTTGGCCTCAACCTCCAGGGTTTCAACATAAGTGTCAACAACAGCCTCCACTTGGTCCTCAGACAAGTCCTCAATTATTTCATCAGGAACTTCAGGGATCTCATCATTTGCAGCCTCAATAACCTCAACAAGCTCCTCAACAGCTTGCTCTACCTCTATTATTTCCTCCTCAGATAAAATTATTTCTTTTTCTTTTATTTCCTCAACAATTTCTGTCACAGGCTCAACATCCAAAACTTCGTCCTCTTCCTCATCAAAAATTTCAATTACAGGTGGTGGTTCCTCTTCCTTCTCTTTTTCATCAACAATTACAATTACAATGTCATCGTCAAACTCTAAATCCACTTCAAAATCATCATCGTCAACTTCAAAAACATCAAAGTCGACATTTTCCTGGATAAAAATTATTTGATCAATAAGCTCCTCAATTTCCTCAAGCTCTTCATCTGATAACTCTTCAATAGGACCATCAAAAAATGTTCCGTTACTTTCTAAGTCTTTTATTATTTGGTCCTCTTTTTCCTCAAGTTCATCAAGCTCCTCATCGATTGGTTCAAGGTCATCAAGCTCCTCATCGATTGGTTCATCCAGGTCCAAAATATCATCTTGCATGTTTTCATCAAAGTCATCTGAGTCCAAAATATCAGTTTGCAAAGTTTCATCATTTTCAAGATCCTCAAAAATATCAATATCACCACAATCGCCACGGGCCACTTGTGCGTCAGTTGCCTCACAGCCCAGCTCTTCAAGGTTTTTTGCTCTTTCTTTCTCTCTTTCCACCGTGCCGTCAGCGATCTCACTCTCAGTAAATTCAACCTCCTCGCCACCAATTATGATCACCTCGACAATTTCCTCAGGTTCCGGTTCAGGTTCAGGGATCACCACAACAGGTGCAGGTGGCAAAGTTGTAGTCGTAGTTGTTGTAGTCGTAGTTGTTGTTGTTGGTGGAACCGTTGTAGTTGTTGTTGTTGGTGGAACCGTTGTCGTTGTTGTGGTTGTTGTTGTAGTAGGTGGAACTGTTGTCGTTGTAGTTGAAGTTGTTGTAGTGGTTGTTGTTGTCGTTGTTGTTGTAGTTGTTGTGGTGCTTGAAGTTGTTGTACTGCTTGAAGTTGTTGTGGTTGTGACCGGAGTGCCATGAGTCCAAAAAATATCATCGACAATAACATAGTCATCATAAACAACAGCAACAGAAGTGATATATTTACCAGTTACAGAATGAGATATATCCTCGTACATTGTGGCAACGTTTGCATTACTTTGAGCTGAATAGTTTTCAGTTGCAGAAGTTCCATCGGAATAGTTCCAAGTTACGGTATACGGATCGTTAACGCAGCCACTTAAAAACCCAGCAGCAGATACGTCAGACTCCGGGAATGTCATAGTTATAGTCCCATCAGCCGCAGATTGCATATTAAAATGAACAGCCTGACTCGTTGAACCGCAATCGCCACTGTGAATATCTAATCTATTCCAGGAAACACTACCATAGTCAAAACTTAAACTAGTTTGATTTTGACCATCAGCAGCAATACGCTCATAGGTTGTGGTTTCACTAGCAAGGACCGGAAATGGAAAAACCAGGAATAACACCAAACCTATACGAATTAAGCTATTAAATTTATAAGCTAAATTTATTTAAATCTAGCCTTTATTTTGTGGGGTCCACTCTTCTAGGCCGTTTTGAAGTGCAGTAATTGCAGCAACGCTCCCGGCAACAAGTGCGTTAGTTAAAACATCCATCTCAACCATTCCAGTCCCACTTGCGGTAAGTATTCCTAAAAAAGCCTGAATAAAAGTTCTGAGAGTTCTTATCCCAACTTTTATAGCCCATGCTTTAAAATCCATTTTATTTTTACTCCTTGACATATTTACTCAAAGCGATCGCTGTCATAAAGTCAATTGAGCCGGATGGGTCGAGTCCATGAGATGACTGAAAACCTTTAACAGCTTCCAGGGTTTCGCCACCAAAGTCAGAATCAGCTCCAAACTTTGGTAAACAACCTGAGTCCCAGGACAATAGTAAGTTTTGTAGAAACTTAACGTTTAAACCATTGTCGCCTTTATTCAAAAGATGCTCCTCTTTTTTTACAATTTTATCATTAACAGGCTCAGGTTCCACCTGGCCTAGATTTGTATATTTAATGGTCACTTTTTCGCCAGCAAGCAAAGCATCTCTAACCTTTGGATACAAAGCCTCATAAGCAGCTCTTGATCGACCAATAAAGCCGTCTTTATTTTTGTCCAGGTCTTGCTGAGTTTGGCCGACCAAAAGACAGCCCAGGGTGTCGGAATCGTCATTACCAGGGTGTATTAATATGAACTCGAACCCAGGGATATTTCGGACCCAAAGCATGCCCTGATGCCATCCAGGACCAAAACCTTCTTTATTATCGTAGTGTTTTTTTGTACGGGTATGGTAACCACCAACAGTTCTAAATGTTACTTCGTACTCACCAGCTGGAACGGCAGTCTCGCCGTAGACCTTAGGGCCATCTCGAACTTCATCCTCCAGGGTAAAACACTCCCGGACTCCATCAATGAACAGCTCACCATTTGTGGCATCAACACCTAGCTGTGTCCTTTTAACTTCAAGTTTCATATAAGATATTTTAGACTTGCAACAAGGGGAGTCGGGCTGGCCTAAATTAGTCTATATAATAATCCATGTTTTTGAAATTTTTATTAAAAGAGGAATATAGCTTGCTCATGTTTTTTTTAATTATTTCTGCTTTTTTATTTTTAACATTTGTTATTTCTAAATTAAATTTTTGTCTTTTAAAAGGTGCGTAAACACATAAAGGTTGACCCTGCTTAATTAAAATATTTTTATTAGCTGTTTTGTAACCTATTTGTATATTTACCTCGTGGACCTTATCGCTTCTAAAGATGCCATATAAAGCCTCCCATTCATTGTTATATTCAAATGGCAACGGCATCTGCCTTACACTTATACCTTTGGAAGTAATTATTTTATAAGGCATATTTAATTTAAAAATTTTTTTAAAAGGTGTTCCAGGCAAATGGTTCAACATTTGGTCATTACCATGCACGGTTACTTGATCCCCATTATTTATTAAAGAAAAATCATCATATTTGATTGGAGTGTCCCAGGACCAAGCTCCGCTGTCAGAATTATAAGAGAGCAAATAATCGTGCGGTGCTGGAATTACAAAACCATCTTTATAAACTTCTAAAAAACTTGGACAAGACTTAACGTTAAAAACAGTATTTATAAAATTTTTTACATCTTTATCAGTCTTTGAAATTTGCATATCTTTGTACCATTTAGGTATAAAATTACTTATTGGTTGCGGATGCAAATCATTGTTGGCTAGCAAATACTCATCTTGAATTACAAAAGTTATGTTATTCATACTGCTTTTTTTTATGGTAATTATTTGCGTAATTATTTTTAATTAATTTATTGTGGTTAATTTCCTGTTGAATCAAATACTCTTCCAAGTCATGATGACCATAAGTGCTTTTAAAATTAGTTCTTTTTATTGGTATGAGTTGAGCAAGGGGTGTGTCTTTTGGAATTATTCCATTGTGGTTTTTACTTACCCAAACAGGCAATGCATAATTTACGCTGTAATTATCGGTGTCGATTATTGCTGGCACCGCATGAAATGGTAAATTATTATGCAGCAACGGTGGTACAACCAATAAAGAATAACCTTTAGGAGTGTGAACTGTCATAGCAAAATTATATTTAACAACTAAATCATGATAACCAAAAGGTGCATCCATTAAAGTTGTTGCAATCGTGTGGTTTTCAAACACGTCGACCTCAGGCCTCCAAGTTATGCTAAAACTGTTGTCAGATTGCTCTAAATTTACATCTGCAAATGTTTGAACAATAAAACCTGTTTCCATAGCATCGATCATTGGAATACACTTCTTCATCGTGTAATTTGTCCTGTTAGTTGAAACCTTAAGAGTCTGCTCAGGGTAATGTATTGGTAACTTTTTCCACCAATTTGGTTTGCTGTTATTTTTTGCAGGGATTGGCTTAGGCAGAATTTTATGCCACTTTTTACTGATTGCTTTAAATTTTATTATTTTCATTGTAATTTTTATGACGATAAGTCTCAGTAGTTAAAAACAACTCATAAATATCATCTTGCACTTTTTTATAATGTTCTTTGTCACCTTTTAAAATATTAAGGGCAATTTTTTCATCATCTCTTTTATAAGGTATGGCCAAAACAAGCGGGGATCCAGCCTTAATCATAAAACTATCTTTTAATATTTCAAATGGGAACTGAACATACGACCACTTATCATGTTGAACAATTCCACTTAAAAACCTAATATCTTTTCTTTCATGATAAAAAGGGTCAACATAAGCAACATTGTAACCTTCAGGAACTTCAATCGAATAAGGAAGTTTAAACTTAAGAACATCACCATTAATAGTTTTATGCAAACTTATCATTTCATGCTGCCTTGGACCATGAGCGTTTACGTATTCTTTTATGTTCTCATTGTTATACATTCGTGGAGTAAAGTCCCAGCTTTGCCTTACAGGCATATTATTATCGTCATATTCTGTGTGAAAATAAAAATGACCCCAAAGCCGAATCACAAAACCACTGGTAACAAAATCTTGAATAGCCGGGCAATCTTTTATGCTTTGCGGTTTATCACCTTTAAATGTTTCAAATTCAGTTGTTAACTTTGTCTCTTTGTACCATTTAGGTAATAATTTGTTGGCTTTAACAGGTGGAAAAAGCTCCAGTAATTTTTCAAACCGTTGCTCCATTGGTCTAAAGGTCACTTGCATTATTTTATACTAGCAAGTAAAACCTTTTTAAGTCTTGTTTTTTATTCCGGTCCTTCCTCAAATTCAACCCAGGAAGTTGAGTCCTCATCCCAATAATAACTTTTATCATCTACCGGACAAGAAGTCGGTGCTTTCCAGTCACCAGTTGCATCATCGTAAACCCAACTATCAAATTCGTGAGGTTTTGGTGGAATAAATGCGTCTTTGCTTGAGTCATAACTGTAACCCTTACATGCGTAATTTTTTCTAAAAGGATCCCCACCTAAATCATGAGAGCCACGGTGTGTGTTATAAGAAGTCCTTTTGACCGTGCATCCATGAAAGTCAGAATAAAACTCTTCCCAAGAGTCAAATTCGTCAGGTAAGTTTGAAACATCATCTTCATCAACTCCATTAATAACACCTGTGACTATGTTATTTTCATCTAGCAATGCATAGTGAGCCATTTAATTGACCTGTATGTTTCCACTGCCACTATAAAGATAAGCGTGAGTCATTCCACTATTGCTGTCGATTGTTTGCGTGCCAGTTAAACCTGCACCGATTGTGAGTGTCAAATCATTACTGAAATGTAAAATTATTATCCCACTGCCTCCGCTGCCTCCCGAGTTGCCTCCAAAGCCACCGTTGCCTGTATAAGATGACTGACTCGTTCCACCGCTGCCATTACCACCATCAGACAATAAAAAATTAGAACTTGGATGACCCTGGTATGCCTCTCCAGCACCACCGGATGTGCCGTTGCCGCTTGCGTTTGGTGTTGTATTTGCAGAATAATCAGAATTACCTACTGCGGTTTTACCGCCTCCGCCTCCGCCATTAGCACCTAGACGACCAACTCCACGGCCTCCATCAAAACCTTGGCCTGATACACCAGTCCCTCCAACACCTCCAGGACCGTATGAATAAGACGTAGTGAAGTTGTTTCCTCCGCCACCGCCTGAGCCACCGTTGCCGCCAGTTGCATTAGAACTATTGTAGTTATTTGATCCACAACCGCCTCCGCCTCCGCCTTCAGCTGTAAATGTTCCTCCGGTATAAGCCAAAGTTGTATCGGTTCCGTCGCTGCCACTTTGAGCGTTTTGATTTGATGTGTCATTTCTGCCGCCACCGCCACCACCGCCAATAGAAACAGCATAGTTAGTGGCTTTATTAAAAATTACTCCATAACCGGAAATAAGCCCACCGGCTCCGCCACCACCACCTTGGTGGTTGCCCCATCCCGGATGAGCCTGGCCTCCGCCACCTCCGCCTCCGCCACCTAAAATGTAATATTCAATTTCAAGTGGATTTGCGGGTGCAGTTTCAGCCGCAGTTATTGATCGAAACTTTGAACCGGATAAACCGCCATTTGTAAGACTGTTTATAGACATTAGGTTATTTCTGTGCCGTAGGCTTGAAATGTCACATTAGCATCTGATGCACCAACAGATATCTCTGCACCAGTTTGTAAAGTAACACCCAAAGTAAGAGTTATAGTGTCATTAGCATTTATTGAACTGTCATAAGCAACATAGTCAGTATTTGCTACTGCTGAGTTGTCTGTTTTAGTTGCAATTCTAAAAGTGTTTGCAGCAGCTTCTCTATTGCAAATTACAATAGTTGAAACCACGGCCTCTTTACCTGAGCCAACTAAATATAACTCAACATCATTAGCAGATGCATCAGCAACTTGTCCTAATATTTTGTATGCGTTAGCCATTAATTATCCTTTCTAAGCTCCTATTAAAAGCAATTGGTCAAATGCAGTACCTGAGCCGCCTCCAGCTGGATACAACGATAACGAGCCACTGCCGCCCATACCGCTATGGTTAGGGCAATAATAATAAAGAGTGCTTGTCGCTCCAGCAATTCCTAAAGTTTCTGGTGTTATTTCTATTTGAACGTAAGCGTTAGATTGTCCAGGAGTTCCTGAACTTGTAACATTTGTTGTAAACTCGCTGCCACCCGCGTGGGTTCCGTTTGCAGTTGTTGAAAATTTTAATGGATGACCCGAGAGTGATGAGTCACTTACATCAAATTTATATTTAAAACCAACACCCAGGTCCATAGCCGGTGACCTAGTGCCAGCACCTGAATCAGTGCCATTTAAAAAATAAAAAACGTTTTGACTGCCGGATCCATCATCTGCAACCTTTACGGTAAACAAAACAGTTAAAGTGCTTGTACCAGCAGTAACAGAATCAATAGCAGCTTGAGTAGCAGTTGAAACCGGCAGATCGGCTAAAGTGGTTTTTTTAGTTGCGTTAGACGCACTGACATCAGCTATTAAAATTTCATCACCGGATACAGGAGTTGCTGAACTTGCAGCATTAACATCCACATTTAAAGTAACCGCACCGCTTGAGCCACCACCATCCATGGCAGTACCAGCATTAACAGCTGTTATATCGCCCTCACCGATGTAAGAAGTCCAGGCTGAACCACTATAAAATTGTAAAACATTTGTATCGGCAAGGTAGCAAAACTGACCCTCAACAGGGCTAGAAATTTGAGCGTCTCGAGCAGTTGAATCTGCAAAAATAGCAATACTCTGCTCCATCAAATAATCGTTGACATCAGCAGCAGTTAAAACTTCAGATACTGCGAATACTTTAAAACCATTGGCCATAGGCAAAGAATACTATATAAACAATAAAAAAAATGTTTATGGCCTAGAAAACGACAAACCGGGCAGCGTGTGAAAACAATCTACCCGGTTCTTTGTTAGGTTAAAAACAAAGAGTGTCGCATCGGTTGCCCGATATTCATTAATTAAATAAACAGGTCAATATGAATATTAACTATTTAATTTTAGTAGAAAGTTTTAAACAATACCAACGCTAATGAAAACCTTAAACGATGGGCTAGTTCCACTAAGCGTGTAATTTATTCTGAAATGTGAATCAGTTATTGCACCAGCAACTTTTGAATATTGTGCTCCAACAGTTGTGAAGTTTGTCAAAGTTATACGATCGGTAGGACTTGTAAAAGAACCATTGTCGTCACTTTGAACTTTTAGGGCCAAAGTTGGTGTCGAAGTTCCGGATACAGATACAACATGAGCAGCTACAAATAAAGACTTACCAGCTGCAACAGCTCCAAGGTTTCGGCCAGTTGAATTACCAGTTGCTGTCAAATTTGCAGAATCATCAACCATGATAGTGCCACGAACAGCACGATCGGAACTGTTAGCATTTGTTATTGAAAACGGCATCACATCGCCAACCGCACCACCAATTGAATAACTAAAGTTCCTGGACTTTAAAAAATATGCAGTATCGCCAGCAGATGAAGTAGGGGATACAGTACCAATGAGTTCAGCACCAGCTGATACACCAAGTAAACCGTCAGGCTTGTCAGTACCTGCCTCAAAAAATCCATTTGCTGTCAAGCTAGCATCTTGAAGTCCTGCTATTTTTGACCTGAAACCGCCTGAGTTTATGGACGTAACATCGACCTCATCAGCAGTTAAATCCAGGGTCATTGATTGAGTATGGCCTGACATGTCAAAGCCATTAAGAAAAAATCTACCGTCAGTTAATACAAAAGTAGCCATTTATCTGCGGCCTCCACCTTTACGGCCTCCGCCTTTTTTAATTTTTGTTTTTTTGTAAGGCATTTATTTTTTATCCTTTTTTTTAGCAGATCCCTGGACCTTTTCTATGTGGCCTCCAGCTGCAAGAGTTTCAGCCAACATTTCATCCTTTATTTCAATGACCTCGCCAGGTTCTTTACCGTTGATTTTTTTATTACCAATTATTTTAAACTTCATGCTGTCCCCTTAGTGTAAACAGTTATACCTAACCGAGCTCCGATGCATTCAATACCATTGACCGCATAGGTGCCTCCATAATCACTCATTGTAGTGACCACCGCAGACGTGTCCGATTGGCCTAGGCTGGAGTTTTGAAATATGGCCTGACGTATTGATGATGACCCGGAACCATTTATGAAACCATCCAATTGATTTTGGCCCGATCGTGAATCAGCACGAGATACAACAACAATTAAATCAAACTCATAACTGTCAGTCCCACGAGCCATGGCCTCATTAAAATTTATTGACGATGGAATTAAAACAGCAGCAGGAACATTGACCATGTCCTCAACTGTGTCAAAGACTCGAAGTCCAGAGATCCCTCCCAGGGTTGTTTTTATTGCGGTACGGATTGTACTAAAGCTGGCCATTAAGCGATACCGTGAACTACCTCGCCACGTCTGAACGGGTCAATCATCCTGGTTATTTGTCTGTTTTGTCGAACTGCCAGGACACCAAACTCACCAACACCAGCAATACCTAGGGGAGTGTTACGCATTGCAAAGTTCTCACTGCTTAACATTAAAGCAGCTTGTCTTATTGGTTCAGGCACAGCTGCAAATCCCCAGTTTGCAGTTACTTCAATCGCTGGTCGATTATTTATGTGAGTTGTTGGAAACTCGTGGGATCCATCATTAAACAATTCAATAGAAGTGAAACCAAGCCCAGCAATACCGAAGCTCTCACCATTTAAAGGAAGTAAAACAAAATCTGTAGATGCAACGGTTGTCTCGTAGGTTCCATCCTCGTCATCATCATACTTCAAAACCAAACCTGTTGAAGTTGAAATATCATCAACAACTACTTTATAAGGATTAGAAGTTCTATATACCTTTGCAGAAGTTGCTCCATCAGCAAAAAATTGACGACCACAATAAGCGTCTATTTGACGGCTTGCAGAATTTACAGCGTCCTCAAGTTGGTCGTCGTCGTTTGAGTCGCTTATATTAACGAATGCCTTTATCTCTGCTAAGGTGCAGTAGCCATTGGTTATCGCCATTATTTATTTTTTAGGTTTTGACTTTGCCGCTGGTTTTTTCTTTGCAGCTGTTTCAGCCTTAGGCTTAGCAGATGCAGACTCAGGAACTCCTGCGTCTTTTAAAACTTTTCTAACAGCAGCAGCTCTTTTGGTTTTTTTGAAAACAAGATAACCCTTTAGCTCTGCTTGCAAGGCAGCAATTTCATCTTTACTTAATTTAAATTTAGCCATTTAAAACTCCTTTTTAATTTAGCGGGATCCCTAAAGACCCCGCTAAATAATAACCTAGAAACTAGGTGTTACTAATCCAGTACCTTGAATTTTTGTAATTCCAGCTGGGTAACGGCCTGATGCATAAGCAACATAACCATAACATACCAACTTAACTGAAAGTGACCCGGATCCGACATCGTCGAATCTTAGTCTAAACGGACTACCTGTCTCTTCAAAGAGAATATGGTCGTCAGCTTTAACAACATAAATCTGGTCTTGGTTATTACCTCCACCGTCATCAGTTGCAATATTAGCGTCTGCAATTACAGGTAAACCTGCAATTTGACCAACAACTTGGCCATAACCAGCAGCCTCACCAACACCAAATGCATCGCTTGGGTTGTTACCAGCAGGCAATACTAATGGTCTTGAGTTTCCATCTACACCAGCAGAAAAGAAACCCCATCTACGTGGATGCATGATGATAGCTGTAGCAGCAGCAAATCTATTGCTATTAATTTTTTGAATAGCATCAATTAATTTTGGATAAAGCTCTCCAACAGTTGGGGATGCATCGGTATAAGTTACGGTGTTTATTCCTGTAACGTTTCTGATGCCTTCAGGTGCTCCACCTGTACCGTCTCCATTAATTAATTTATTATCAAGTTCTGTGTAATAAGCAGAAATCAAGTCACTAAATATGATGCCTTCAAGGTCAGTACCTCTCTCAATTGCTTGACGAGATACATCCTGCTGACCACCAATGGTGTTGACATTTACAGAATATAAAGTGTCGTCCATGTTGGTCTCTTGAAGTGCAGCGTTTTCAGTTGCTTGAAATGCATTAGCAGAACCTGTAGTAATTCTAGACAGCTCAACCTTCATACCTTTATCTGGTAAAGGTGCCTTAGGTAAAGCGTTATAGAATGGACTTCCAGCTCTTGCTTTTGTAGCAACAAGATCGGTCAAATATTGAGGAACGACTAAACCAGCAAATGCACCAGTTCCAACGTCTCTCTTTTCACCGTTACCTTGTTGATGACGGTTAATCCTGTCTTGAGCTAAGAAATCACCATTTCTAGCATTAAAAGCGTCTTGTAAAAATGAGTTTTCAGACCCTCTGTGATAAACACCAGGCTCTTCAATAGACTCAACAGCTGGCTCTAGGACTTCCTCGTCCACACCAAGTTTTTGTCTACTTTCCTCTATTTCTTTTTCAGCTTTTCTCAACTCTTCAGCTTCTTTTATTCTGTCGCCAAGTTCGTTGATTTCGCTTTTTAGGCTGTCAAATTTTGAAGTCTCATCTTCGCTAAAGTCTCTGTCTTCCTTTTCAGCAAGTTCAGTCATGTCCTTAGCATCAGAAATAAGTCCTTCTCTTTTTTCTAACATTTCTTTAATTTTCAATTTAACTCCTATTGAAATAATAATATTTTATTTTTAAGTGTGAGTGTCCGCAAAAGTGATAGATCGGCTTTTATGAACGGCTCTGTAAGTCCCAAACTTCAATGTCTCGAACCGCAGCCCGTACTTTTGACTTTGAACTTTCAGAACTTGGTAACAAGTCAGATAACTGACCGATTACTTCTTTTATTTTGTCCGCTTGGTCAGTTGTTGCTTCATCATTTCTTACTTCAGCAAGAGTAGACTGCAACTCACCCAAATCGACTCCTCGGATTTTACCGATTGTCGCAGGGTTCGCTGGCCAAGTAACAACTGATACATCAAGTAAACGCAATTCTTTGAGCGTTCTAGTTTCGCCACCATCAGAAAACTCATCTTTGATAGCGTGGAATCCAAAACTCATCTCTGAGAGATCCCCTCTTTTTAGAGCGGATGATATCTCAGCAACTCTAGGGTTGGCTTCATCTAATTCAGCCTTAACAAACAAACCATGTTCATCTTCTCTAAGTTCTAGAGTGCCGGACTTGGTCCTGGCTAAAGGGATGCCATCATGATTTATTAAAAACTTTACATCGTCTTGTTCATTAAGAGTTTTAGAAAACGCTCCAGGGTTTACGATTTCATTATAAACACCTCGAGAGTCTGCTACAGAATAAGGGGAGTTGAATACAGATGCATACCCCGTGAATACTAAGTCCTCAGAATCGATTGCAGCCTCAGCTCGCAACTCGAAATATCTTGTTTCTTTACTTTCGCTCATTGCTTTAATAATACCTGCGGATTGTAATACAGGTTGTGGCCTAGAGTTTTTTTCGCCTTCATGACGTGCAACTTGACGCTCGGCCCAACGCATAGCATCCATGCGAGTAGCAGCAGCTAAAGAACCACCCCACAAAAGCCAAGCAACTTGTCCAGGACTCATGCGATCGGTCTCACCAGCTAAAAACTCTTTAGCACCCTCACCCTCCAGGTCAGTAACATGCCGAGCAAACCAAGCGGCCATACGAAGTGCTTTATCATGAGATACATCACCATCACGCATCATGCGTGCCTCTCTTTTTGTTTTTTCAGTCAAACCTTGACCGGCAAATTGTAAATTTTCTAAACCACGAGCAGCATTATTTTTTATAAAAGCTGGTACCTTTATATCATGCCTGAAACTATTTTTTTCTTTATCTTTCTTTTTGCTGTGCTTTGGATGAGCCTCAGGAAGTAAATCATTGTCACCAACGTACTTTGGATTTTTAGGTTTGTCGTTTATTAACAAATAACTAAATGCTTTTAAACGAGCAAGTCCCCAGGCATTCCTAGATACACCAGGCCGATGAGATACAGAAAACGCACCAAAGCCTCGTCGAACAACTGCCTTAGCAGTTGGAGTCCTTAAACGTCGCCAGGTGCTCATGCCTTTAGAATTTACTTGTTCGTTATGGTTTTCAACAATTGTAGCTATTGATTTTTCAGTTCCTTCAGAAAATTTTATGGATCCTGACTTTCCGGATGCACTCCCTGGCTTGTTTGTTTTTGACCCTTCAATTTGGTCTTTTTTAGGTGCAGGTTCAGACTCCTGCCTTTCAGTCAAAGTGTAATCATCATCACTTGAATGTTTCATTCCAGTAATCTCTTCATAATCGCTCATTTTTTCACAAGGCATAAAATAAACAACACCATCAATCTCATGAGTGTGAGAACCAACGCAACCAATCTCTTTTGCTTTTGCTTCAGCCTCTTCTTTAGTTTTATAAATGTCATTATCAGGGTCAGCCTGACGATAACCACCTGACTCTGCCTCGGAAATATTAAGTGCGGTTATTTGTTTTTTTGCTTTTTCTCTAGAGTCATGGCAACCCATTAATTTATTATCGTCATCTTTGACAACACCAAATCCGTCACAATCCTCATGGTCTCGGACAATCGAGTAAGGCATTAGCCCTCCTTAGTTTCCTCATCTTGGATTTCAGGCTGAATTGAATCTGTGCCAACAGGTGGAATATCAGGTCCAACAGGTGCTCCTTGAAGTCCAATGTAAAAGTTGTCGCCACCCTCATAAGGTTCATAATCAAGTTGTTGTCTTATTTCATTAGGGGTAAATATACCTGAACTAATTGCAGTTTGAGCTGCTCGAATCGTTGTGGCACGATCCCCACGGTTATATTCAGACACGTCAAACCTTGCATACGATGCTCCAGGTAAAAGGCTTGAGAACCCTTCCTCAATCCTGGATAACCAGGGGAGTAGGGTATGCCTTACAAATTGGATACCGGAACTCTCAACATTAGAATAAAGTCCACTTGATCCATCAGCATGAATCAAATAACTTGGAATCCTATAAACACGAGCAATCTCTTTGACAATTTGATCCCTTGCTTTTACAAGTTCATCACCAGCAGCATCGCTTATGGCCTTCCATTTCAAACCACCAGTAAGAACCGCAGGCTTTCTATTTCTGTTATGAGCTCCTGTCCAGGTAGCTTGTAATACTTCGGCCTGTTCTTTTGTCATTGCCTGGTCAGTTTCAAGGATTGACGATGGAGTCGCACCTTGTCCATAGAACTGCCCAATGTGCCGCTCCATTGCTAATGCAACTCCAATCGTGTTCTTTTGTGTTTTCAGTGGACTGACACCTACATGAGAACCTGGATGTGTGAACCAGGTAAAGTGCAGAATGTTATGTTTTGTATACATGCGGTCATTAAAAGAAAATAATTTTTCATTGTTTTTGATGTTTACTTTTACTTTGTCCGGATGAATTATAGACATTGCAATTGGACGCTCAGCCGTGTCTCGATCGACAAGAACGTATGCATTACCATGCAAAGCAAGTGAAGTAACAAGTTGATGAATAAACTCAAACCTTGATTGGTTCAAATTAGGTTTTTTTAAAAATTTTGGTGTTCTATAAGTTACGTTTCTATCATCAAGTTCTCTGTAAACCTTTATAGGAAGTGCAGCGATTGAATCACCTAAGATAGATACGCAGGATAAAACAGTACCAACACCGAGTGCAGTAATTTCAGTAACAGCCTCACCTGAATAACCAGGGATCCCTTGACGTTGAGCCAAAAGCTCTGATAAGTTACCTAAAGCAGCGTCTCGTTGTTCTCTGTTCTTTCCAAATATACTCATCGGTTATATAAATAGCTCCCTGCCAGTATGCCAGCACCTAATACAATTAAAGCCATTGCTTGACTAAACATATAAACGCCAGCCGTTATCAACAACAGACCAGCGACTTCAAGTGTTACAAACAATGCTCTCACCATTCTACAATACCAATGTTTGAGGGTTCAGGTGGCCTAGTTGGGAACGTTAATCTGTCCAGGCACATCACCATAGCGATAGCACCGTCAATCTTTCTTTTTGATTTACCCTTTGACAATCTGAATCCACGGTCTGTCGGTTTATTTACAGCAGATAAAACTTGATCGTTGAATGTGTTGTGGTTTTTATGCCTAACCTTCTTTGAAGTTATCAACTCGTAGCTTTGACCGCAGGCAGGAACCATCCTGCCGTGAGTTTGTGGAAACTCAACCATTGGAACGTTCTCATCATACAAAGCCTGAGCAGATCGCTCAAAGAACGCTGGGTCATACGCACACTCAACAACATTAAACTCACGGTTTAATTTACTTATGAACGTCTCAACCTCTGCATAGTCAAACATTACTCCCTCATTCCTCCAAATTTTAGAATCTAAATAAATTAATTCAGACTCCGGGTCTTGTTGACCCCAAACAACAGCCACACTATCGTGCTTCAAAGCCATGTCAATCCCGATGTAAGTCGGCAGATCAGGCTTCAATTCAAAAGAATCTGCAAGCTCAGCCCACAAACCCTCAGGTAACCAGGACTCCTCTTGGGTCCTTGTCCACATATTAAGATGGTAACGTTGAAACTCGGGGAGTGGTAATGCAGCTCTTCGCCTTCTTAAATTATCAACAGGCCACCAACCGCCACCTATTGCAGGATTAACTGACTTCCACATTTCCTCATCCTCAAAATCTGCACCCTCCTCAGGCTCTAACCAATAAAAATAAAACTCCGGATCCTCAGTCTCACCTGATTGTTTTCTTTTACCACGCAAGTAAAGACGGCCAGCCAAAGTGTCCAGGTCATAACCGGCAGTTGTAATATTTAAAATAAGGGAGTCCTTCCTTTTAGCCGTGTTGTTTGATAAAACATAATGAACTCTTTGCAAGTTTGGAGTTGACCATTCGTGAATTTCATCAGCAATAAATGCTGAGTTACGTCCACCATCAGCCGTGCCTGCTTTTGCAGCAACACGGAATACACGACCCGGTCCATTCTTAACACCTATTGAATTATTAAAGACTTCAGTAAGACCTTTTAAATAAGGACTTTGCTCACACATTGTCCGCATCGTTCCAAATACAAGGTCGGCCTGCTCAAAGCTAGCAGCTGCAACAGTAACAAGCGGGGATACAGTACCAGCACCAAGCAGTTCATATAAACCGATGGCCGCAGCCATTTGAGATTTGCCGTTTCCTTTCGGAACTCCACAAAGAGCTTCTCTGTATTTACGCTCTCCATCTTTGTTTTTTTCGTAAAGATTATAAATCAATTGCTTCTGCCATAGGTCCAATTTAAAGGGCTGACCATAAAAGTCACCGTCACCATGAACGCAAAAGTTCTCAATAAACTTAACAACACGACTGCCATCGGACTCAGGCAGCTCAATCAAATTGTCCCCCTATTACAATCAAAGCAAACATCCTCAACATCAAACATGTCAACGTACTTTTTACAAACCCTGCATTTTAATAACTCCTCATCAAGGTCATCCATCTCATGTTTACTCCAAATCATTACTCTTCCTCCAGGAGTTCTAAAATCCTTGGATCCGTAGCCGTGTCCTCGCTTGAATTTAAAAGATCGTTTATTGATGCCAAAGAAGTTGCAGCCTCACCAACCGCAATCCCTAGCCTTTGACGAGCCATCGGTGTAAGGCCTAACTCGTTCTCGAGTCTAAGTATTTGAGTCTCGAGTTTCAGAGCATGCTCCGCCAAGGGATTGGTACGAATTTGTCCTGTTGAACCACGAACCACTAACGACTTTTTAACAACTTTCATGACCCTGGAATATTGATCGTACATTCCAAACAATCTCTCAACAGCAGGAACGTCAACCTCTTGAGCAACACCAGCAACATCAGAATCCCAGTAAGTGTACCAACGGTCCCTAGTTTGTTTTAACCAGCCACGAGTTGGCTTCGGTGGTTCATTCTTTAGTTCAGTAGAACCTGAAATAATCTGCAACTCACGTGAACGATGGCCCTGGGCCTCACCCGCTGGCTTAGGAAGTGGGCCTCTTTTACCCACCAGCAGCTCCAGGTAAATGCTTAACAGTTTCATCCGGGTAAGCATTTTTAAATCTATCAACAATGACATCAACATAAGCAGGGTCAAGTTCAATCGTGTAACACTTTCTATTTAAAGCATGAGCAGCAATAAGCGTGCTGCCGGATCCCGCAAAAGGGTCCAGGACTAAATCACCAGGCTTGGATGAATAAAGTATGGCCTTAGAGAGCAGCTCCAGGGGTTTCATGGTCGGATGATCCTTATTATTCCTAGGTTTTGGAACATTCCACACATTAGATGGCCCAAAAACCATCTCATTGACGTTAAAAGTTCTCGAATCGTCGTACATTTCCGAATTAGAACTGCCAAACAATCCAAGATTAAGCTCCGGGTTCTTTGTTTTCTTTAGTTCACGCAGCATTTCATCATCCTCATCGTCTAATTCAACAGTTAAATTAAAACCACCATCAAACAAATCAAGCTGAGCCTCACCAGCTTTATTATTTTTAAACTCATCCCAAACATTTGATAGGTCTCGTCGACCAATAAAATAATGTGACTTACCCTCAGGCCAACCATACATGATTGGCTCAAACCTCCAATGAAAATCAGATCGGCCCAAGACAAATGAATCCTTGACCCATATGATATTTGAGGAGTAGTGCATTTTTGCAGCAGACCAGGCTTGAAAAACAGAACTTGTCGCAGCAGTTGCATAAAACATATAAACAGCACCATCAGTAAAAGCATGAATCATAGACAAAGCATCATAAAGAAAACTTGTAAAAGAGTCCTCGGCCATTTTATCATTTTCAATTGAACGACCGTGCGTGTCTTTGTAGTCAACGTTGTACGGTGGGTCAGTTAAGCACAAAGCAGCCTGGCCCTGGATACCGTAATAACTTGATGGCTCAGTAGCAGAACCACAAACAACATAGTGGTCACCAAGCCTCCAAACATCACCTAGCTTAGTGACGGGATCCGCGGGGGCATCAATAATTTGCCCTTCAGATGGCAGCTCCGGCTCGATCCCTAAAAGTTTTTCAAGGTCAGCTAAGTCATAACCAGTCGCGTCAAGCATCGAATCATCAACCGCAACTCTTTCTAACATTTCAGCCAAAGCCTTATCGTCGTAAGTTCCAAGGTCAGCTGTTCTATTATCGGCCAAAGCAAAAGCCTCAGATACAGAAACATCCTCATCAACAATTGATGCAGCAATATGAGTCCAACCTAACTGAATCGCAGCAAGCAATTGATGATTGCCTGAAATAACAATTAAAGAGTCGTCACTTTCACGTCTTGCAACGATTGGCTTACGCTGGCCAAACTTCTCGTAGCTTTTAACAACAGCTTGGACATTTCCTCGTCTTGGATTACCAGGCAAAGCCTTAAACAGCCCGATTGGTGTAGCCAAGTTCTCTAGATCCTTAATTATTCCGTGTTTTTTGTTAGCCATTTACAACCCCCCATCTTGTGGA